CATCAGAAGAGCGACTCTTGCCAAACCAGTCACGCAAAGAACTATCACCACTTTTCGATTCACTTACATCACCTCCATTTTCACCATTATCATTGAGTGGTTTATCAATACCAACTTCCTCTGGATCTTTACCACTACCAAAATATTTGGCAGTTACTTTCATGCCCTTAGAAATAGGTTTACACTTTTTATCAGTATAACAATAATAATAACCACTCTTACAGTTATTCATTTTTTTATATTTAATCCTTATTATTATTTAGAAAACCTTGCTTGAGCATTTTCTGAAGATCTGTTGTTGACCCAACAAAGACGGCATTGTTTGTCACATTGTTTGTGGTTTTTGTTGTTTCATCTTCAACATCTTTTATTTTCTTTTGGAGATCTATTAATTTATCAGTAGTGTCAGCAACACTCTTAATCAACTGGCCAGCGACCTCATATGCCCTTGGACTGGATCCTTCTTCAGCAACCTCCATGATACCATTAATTGCCTCCTGACCCTTCTCTATAAGGGAATACAGGTTTGCCCTAGTATATTCATAATCCTTTTGAATATCCCCATCTTTTTTCTTAGATACTTGAATCTCTTTGGGATTCGGAGTAGCCTCCACGATACTACTCTCAGTATTAAGAGCTTCGTCTATAGAATCATAATTATCTGACATAATCAAATATCTTTTTGTTGTGTTTGACTATAGTTCTTAGAATCTTGGAAGAATTCCCAACTATCATTAAATCCAAAATCATCTCCAGGTTCAACTAAGGCATCATCGAGAGTGTTGATGACCTTATCATCATTATAATCTTTAAGTGCTTTTGGAGTTACTGTATATCTCATCTCCCTTGTAGAATTTACGGTATCTGTATTACTATAAGTATCGACCTGAACCTTACGAATAAGGCCATCGGAAGAATCTGCAATAGGTCCAAAGAGATAAGTCTTTGCTGTAAACCTTAAAGTATATATCAATGCTCTTCTAGTAGAAAAATCTCCCTCATAATCATCTTGCATTGTAATACTATCCAAAACTATAGGTACATCTCTTTTTTCGCCTATTGAATTCACCAGATCTATAGTCAAATTGAAAGATGGTTGGAAAAAGGGAAGAATCTGTTCAATAATCTGCAGTGCATCATCATTCAACTTTGATAAAATATTCAGTTCAAATCCAATATTGTATGGAACTGGCATGAACACTTTTTTCATGTTCTTTCCATCTACTGCCTTAAATGTCTGAGTAATACCAGATTTTCTAGTAGTATCATAACTAATATCAGTCATTTCAAATGACATTCTCGGAAGAGTTATTGCAATTGCTTTGGATAACTGTGCTTGTTCTTGGATCTTAGCCAAGAACTTTTGCATTGGGCCATAAGATAACCCTACCTTAGTATCGTCTAAAATTTTTCCATCACTATCAGTGTGTTTGATATGAATGGAATTAAAAAGCGTTCCGAAACCAATAATAGTTTTTCTTATAATTTCGTGATAAAAATATGTACCGAGCATCAGTAGTCTCCAAATGGATTAGATTCTGTAAAATCTAATATGTTATCTGCTTCAAACTCAATTTCCTCATTTGTATCATATGGATCGTCAAAACTATCCAAATCGTGTGATTCTAGAGTAAATCTTGCTGAAGATATTCCTCCGACAATTGTTTCTCCCGGAGTGAACTTACCTGTATTTAGTGCTACCCTAAGTTCTATTGGCGGATCAAATTGACTGATATCTGTTCTCCTCTTATAGTCTCTAACATATGCAGTAGTTCCAGAAGTTTCTCCGGTAACCATTTCATTATATACATATGTACCAATTCCAACAAATACTGCAGTAGATATTCCTACAGTTGGTGCCTCAGTATATCCATAACCAGTATTTGATATTTGGATTTCTGAGATTACATTATTTGTTATTACAGGTTTTAATATTGCAGTTTGACCTACTCCTGGACCATCAACAGTTACAGTTGGTATGTCATAATAACCCTTTCCAGAATCAGTAATTTTTACTCTACCAACACCACCATTAGTTATGACTGAAGCAGTCGCAGCTGCGCCAACTCCACCACCCCCACTTATAGTTACTAAAGGAATATCAGTATAACCATCACCTGCTTCTGTTATAAGAATCTCTTTAATTGATGATCCATTCATCACGGCGACAGCCTTAGCAGGAACGCCATATGGCATATTTGGTGGATCTTCTACTGTTACCGTTGGTATAGATGTATATCCAGAACCATCATCATTTAATACAATCTGACCAACAAATCCACTATCATAAAATATTGCTTCTGCCGTTGCTTGTCTTGCAGTTGCTTTTAGCATTAATGTGGTGATATATCCTTCATCTTCTACAGTATTATCAACTTCTTCAATTGTGGTATCGACAAGTTCGTTCTCATATTCATAGAGTTCGCACTGCAATTCATAAACATAGTTTTTACCTAGTTGGTAAAATGGTTTTTCTGACTCTACTCTTTTGATCTCAAATAATCTTTCTCCCAAAGGAAAATATACCAAATCACCTTCCTTTGGCCTACTCACCAATTCAAACGTATATGCTCCATCATCAGTTGCACCTTCTCTAATACCAGTCGCAATACCTTCTAAAAACGGCGCAATAAACTCTTCATATCTTTCTCTAGAGATTGTTAATGATATTTCATTTTTTAATTGAAGGCCAAATTTGGTCATCAAATCACTACCAGGAGCATAACCCTCATAATTGTTGAGGTATGCTTCAATGAGAAAACTATCATCAAATTTCGAAGATTGGACTTCTTTTATGATATCATCAGTTTTGAATATTTTTCTTGGCAAGTAGTATACTTCTACACCAAATATCTTTAGTTGCTCGTTTATTAAATCTTGAACAAGGTATTGTTCATTATAAGTACCTTGCAAGAAAAATGGATTTAATGCCATAATTAATCACCCGATAAAGTCCAATGGAGGAAGTTCATACTCCATAGACATACTTTGTTTTATTTGTTCTAACTCCCTTTCTCCATCCTCATAATATTGTCTACCATTTAATTCGATTCCACCCGGAAGTCGTGTTCCACTAAATTTGATCATATTTGCACCCCACTGCCTCTTGATCAAAGCTGTCAAATATTTTTTGAGGAAACTATCGTTGTATACTCCCGTAAATGTATCTGGATCTAAGATACGGTAGCAATCAATAACAATATATTGATCTGGAGTCTGTGATGCCCAATCAATATCTAAATATAATCTATTTTGTCTCTTATTAAATCTTACTTGTTTATCTGTAGTTAATAAATGATCAATGTCTTCTAGATAAGACTTGACCATAGAATATTGTAGCAATTCTACAGAATTAAAATAGTAAAGATCATTCAAGAACAATTGATACTTTATACTAAACATTCCTCCAGAAATGGAACTAGTATCAAATTTAAATATTTTTTCTATCCCAATAACAGAATCTGGTACTTGAATAAAATTGGATGATTCGTAAAAATTAAATGATGTTGACCCAACTCCTACAGAATTAGCTGTTGTTGTTACAATTCCAACACCATCAGTATTTGCTCCACGACCACGATCAATATCTTCTTGGGTTATTTTGTACTTTAGGAACATTCTTTCGACACCATCAAAGTGTCTTTCTTGAAAGTACTGTAAGGCATCATCAACTAAATCATCAATTTGGTCGTCGTCTACGTTAATTTCTAATACCGGTGCCCCAAGTCTCCTAAGACAATAGTCAATTAATTCTTGTCTACTTGTTGGTTTTGCCATCAGTACGCTCCTCCATCAATTGTCGATGTCCATGTGGGAATGCCAGATGCGTTGACAGTTAATATTGAATTGGAAGTAGTTATTCCTGCAGAAGTATTATTTCCACTAATCAACTTTCCTGTATTATCGAAATATGCAACTCCATTTGGGCCATTATAATCTCCAACATCATAATAAATTCCTTCAGTTACAGTTGCGAATCCTGTAATGAATACATTATCTCTTAATGTAGAAACTCCGTTAACATCAAGAGTTCCTGTTGTTGTTAATCCAGAAAATCTAGCATTTCTCCATCTTTGGGTACTGATACCAATATCATAAGTTGCATCAGTATTTGGAACTAAATTTGATATAAATTCACCAGAAATATTAATGTCATCCGTATTCTGATCACCAATATTAATCGTGCCACCTCTAAAGGTGACAACACCTACAAATTCTGAAGACCCACCAACATAGAAATTTTGCTCTACCCTTAAATCACCCTCAAATGTTACTCCAGAACCAACACGCAATGTTTGTTCAATATCTACACTGGAGTTTATGTCTACTGGGAGAGAAAATGTAGAAAATCCAGCAATACTTAGATTCCCACCAACATTCAAATTCTTAGCAAGACCAACTCCGCCAGAAATTACTAAAGCACCAGTAGTTGTAGATGTGGACTGAGTTTCATTTGTAAAAGATACAATTCCAGATATCCTGAGTCCTGAACTATCCAGGACATCTGTCATTACAAATTTTTCAGTATCTAAATCCCAGACAAGAAGCATTCCATCTTCCGTCTTTCGTGTAGACTCTACATCAGTAAGTCTAATTAATTTGGTTGGTGGAGAAGATGCGTTTGATAGTACGCGGACTACGTTTTGGGATCCAATCCTGTCGTTAATGCTAGGCATTTTATCTAGTAACTCCTGCTCGTACTAATACAGTTCCTTCTACAGCCTTATACTCTTTAACTGGATCTCCACTATACAACTTTACGTCGTATACATATCTACCAGGTTTTATCGCAGTCGTTTGTGCGGCTGTTAATGATATCTGGACCAAACCAAGCTCAGGACTAGTTATGGTTGAAGCAAATGAAACCGCATTCGAACTCGAATACGTTTTTCTCATCTTTGATTCAGGAATAACATCAGTCAAATCTAGCAATTCTTTAGTGCGAGTATCCTCCAGTTGAAAGGATGTGTCAAAATCAAATCCCTGCTCTATTACAATGTTGGATACATATATTGCCATTATTTAAATAGATTACCTTTAGATATTTATATTGTGACTATTTTATTCTATTTGCTAAGTCTACTAAAAGAGACTTAATTTCAGTAATTTCATTTTTCATAATCTCAATTTCACTTTTTTGTAGTTTTCTTTGATTGCGAGACTTCACATAATTTTCATATTCTTTAGTGTCACAATTGAGAATTGCACCACTTTTTTCATCTCGATAAAGATGATTGTGACCTTCTACTCTTATCATCTTGTTGCTATAGCTCTAAGGTTTTTAATTCTTGGTGGAGTTGCCTGACTTGTTCCAGACATAACTATCTTGATTATAAATCCATCAAAAAGATCTAAATCGTTTGCAGTGAATTCATATTCGAGGAATTCATCTCTCAAACTTGATCTTACAGCAGTATCTGGTCTTCCACTATTCTTAGAAGAATCAATGACGCCAAATCCTGCTTGATCAAAAATTTCAAGGTTGTCATATCCTGGGAACAATTCATATTGCTGAGGAACCCCATCAGAATCTGCTCTGATTAAACTATACAGTACTCTAAAGTCTGCGGTATCATGTCTATATGCATCCAAGATAACCTTCAGAGAATCTGCCTGTTGCGTCAAATTGATTGGATTTGATACATAAATTGTTCTATGTGGATCAAAGTCTACTGATTTTACATCGGCATTAGTTGAATAGTCAGCAACTGGACTATTCAATCTACTACTAGTAAGAGATACGGAGGATAAGTCAGTAAAGATCATTGGAGAAAGATTTTGATCTTTTGTAGCTAACCGGAGAGCCATTGTTAATGATTTGTTTCTTGGCATTCCACTGAGTTTTGCATCTTCATTGACCTTAGATCCAACCATTCTTAGAGAAGATAATTGTGTGGTTGTTCCCAGTTCGACTGGTTCGAATCCTTGATCGACAAATGCGACTTCATTGCCATCAACACTTCTACCACTAACAGTTCTAATAGAACCACTAACTTCTGTAGCAGCACTTGGATTCAATATTCCAAAGTCCATCTCAATTTCACCAAACTGAATATTTTCACTAGCTATAATGCTAGATCCTCCACCAAAATCAGAAGAATTGAATCTTAGTGCTGGTTTTCCTGCGGAAGAAGATGTCCTATCAATTGCATTTGTGGAACTGCCCATATCAACTTGAATTGTATAGTCATCGATAGTATTTTCAGTAGATTGAACTTGATGAGTTTTATTAATTCTCATCAAAGATACGCCATTTAGTTCATATTTGTGTGCCAAAACATTACTATCATGTGGTTGCTCAAATCCAATTACACCTCTACTTTGAATCTTAAGGCCAGCATTTGTAACCTCACTATATGATATAACCTCTGGACCAATTTTTACATAACCCAAATTAGTTCCATCTACTGGAATACCTTCAAAGTTAGCAAAATTTGCAGTTTGTGCAATTCCAATAAATTGTCCAGTAGTTGCATCTTTAGAAATTGCTGAAGTAATTGGTTCTCCAGGTAAATTGCCTTCAACACCATCAATTTCTACAAAATCGAGACCACTATACATTCCGTGATCATATTGAAGTACGGAAATGTGCTTACCATCATTAACACCGGTTCCAGATACATATGAATTAATAGTAGTATTTGCTAATCCAACAATAGTGGCAGTATTATCATAGTATCTTAATTGTGTACTTGGTGTGAATAGATCATTTTGACCTTGAATGAGATCAAGATAAAGAGTATCAATTCCTTCACAATTATCAATAGTAAATCTTCCACCACCTCCGGTAGAAATACCTGATGCTATCTGAACAATATCACCTTTTCTATAACCATTACCACTTGCGTTTGCAGCAACTGTATTGACTCTTCCATTAGGATGAATTGTAACGTCAATAGTTAATCCTTGACCTTGACCGGTCAGTGCTGTTGTTGTAACATTGCTAAATGTTCCATTAGCGGGGTAATCATTTCCGGCAGAAGTGACAGTCAAACTTCCGGTGACAGAACTACCTGTCCCAATAATAGTCGCAAATCCTTCTTGTCCAGAAGTTGCCGCAATCTTTCTTCCTTCAGAAAGAACCGAAATCAGTCCATCAGAAGCTTCAATTGTTGTAATTCCAAGTCTTCCACCATGCGAAATTGGTTGCAACGAATTTTCAAATAAAGTTGGTTTATACCCATTACCTTCATCAAGAACTGGATTATAATAGAAAGCAGTACCGGAATTAGCAGTAAACTTAGCTTTGTATAACTTAAACTTCATATCTTCATATTGATTTGCGGTCCAAATAGATCCGTTCTGTGATAAGAACAAACTACCCAGAGCAAATTGCTTAGTATATCTTACAGCTTCTGCATTTGGAAGAGACTTGGTATTTACCGTCTTTTCTCCCATTTCAGCAACCCAAACTTCATATTGGTCAGTATTTTCTGCGACAAGAGTGACAGCATATTCTTGACCTGGTTCTAACCAAATAGGATATTGGAATTTAACATGTGTTGGTGTTTCTCCTGTTCTAGAAACATTAACCTCTTCTGGAGTTAATGTTACTGGTTCTCCAACAATTGACAACGTAGGTGTACCCAATTCAAGTGTTCTAATTTCGACTCTAACTGCCTCATCACCTTCAGGTTTGTGTGCAAAGAATAAATCAACAGCAGTCAGGAATGCTCCACTAGTATCATCATTAACATCATTTGGATTCACTGTTCCACTTGGAGCCTGGATTGTTTGTCCTACAGTGAATGACTGTGCAATAGGATCATATCTTCTCCAAATAATTGTTGTGGTAGTGACAGTCCGTCTCATTTGCCACGTACCAGTTGCGGTATAAGTTGTTTCCGCAGAAGAAATTAACTTACTTCCTGGAAGAGGAGTTGCATTTGTTGGGCTTGTTGTCAACTTAAATGCCTTTGTTCCAGTGCTGATTCTTTCTGGTGGTGGTGTTGGGGTATGTGGATTTCTAATGAAAACTGATCCTATAAGATCTCCATAATTATCACTAATAGATCTTAAATCTTTAATAAATGCTACTGCACCACTTGTCTGCCCAACTAGTTTGTGGTTCTTCTTAACATATCCCCAATAACTTCCTTGAGAATGTGCTGCCATTGAACGAACATCTACATTCAATACTTTAGTGGATTCACTATAAATTGAAGAGAGATTTTCGGTTTTAATGTATGGATTTATATTATATGTCTTGGTTGGATTATTAAATGCACCTTTTTTATGATTTCCAGTACAAATTCTAAATCTACCTCTCTCTGCACCTGAATCATCGTAAGAAATAACGGTTTCTCCAACTTGGAATGTTCCTACAGAACCAGGATCTCCTTCTTTTGTTTTACAAATCTCTAATAATTTGGGAATAAAATCAAGATTACCATTATTATCTAAGAAATGATATGTTCTTGTTAATGGTTTAATATTTGCCGCATCAAAATAGATATTTCTTTGCCTCATAAATTGTTCTGCGCCAGTGCCCACAACTTGATCGCGCCTGCGAGTTCTCACCACTCTTCTGATGACAGCACCGCGACCGCTAGTTCTAGTTCTAGTGCCACTAACACCTGGAAGTCTGATTACTCTTACCCAAGTATCAGCTTTTGGTTCAATGCTTACATAACCAACATATTCAACAACATGAAACTCGTTAACATTTTGTACCTTGGTAGCCAGTGGTTGCTCAATCCAATCTACAGAGTCATATTTTAGTGTAACTGCATTTCCAGTTTTTTGGACATTTGGGTCCAATAACGCATAGTTTTCTGTTTCATCTCGTTCATTTTCTGGAATTTCAACTGCAGAAGCTAAAACTGGATTAAATGAATTTGATGCTTGTACGGGAAGTAGACTATTATCTAAAATATCTACATTAGAAATACTGAGGTCTATTAAATCATTATTTTTAAAATCATCTACAAAAACACCACTCTTAAATTTATCAAAACCTTCACTATCTCTGATTTGTAGTGTTTGAGTATCAAGTTCCAATAAAGAAAGAGATGTGGTTTCTTCAAGATTCTCAACCCTATCTTCAATTCTACCAATATCTCTCATCGTATATCTTCTATTATCCTTCAATTCAATAACAGCATCTCTTGTATCATACAGATATGCAGGAAGATTTATTGTTGCAACTTCCATCATCAAATCTGGTTGAGTATTGGAAGGTTCTTTTGGATCGATGGAAGATACTCCTTTTTGCACAAAGAATTCACCCAGTCTATCCAAATAAACTTTATCAATACGTGGAAGATAATGCTCGTAGGTAATTGCTGAAGATTCTTTTGGTTTTAAAATTAATTTTGGTGTGTCATCAGATCCAAACTCTCTTGCAGAGAAATCGAACGGTGATTTTGTAAAACTAGTTAATTCAGAAACTCTTGGTCTAAAATCTAAAGTGTCTGATGCTCTAATTGCACTTTGGCCAATTTCTGGAATATCCTCAGAGAATCTTTCTGAATCATAACTCAGGATAGTAAATACATCACCATTGTCATTTGATGGTACAGTATAATAATCATAAATTATCATCAGTTGTCTAGAAGGTACTGAGGATCCTTCCGTTCTAAGAATACTGGAATAATCAGAATACTGCTCTTTTTGGCCAGCATCGAAAACAAAAGATGTTGTTAAGTTAATGAATTTAGGTGGAGTAATGTTTTCTATAGTCGTTTTAATTCCAGACTCTTTAAACGTTACTGTTTCTCCGATTTGAAATACTTCACCATTCAGATATATAATTTTTAATGCATTTGCTGCTCCAGTCGCAACAATTCTACCTATTGCTCCATTCTCACCAACAATATTTTCTCCAACAATTGCAGAAGCATGAATATTCAATGTTCCTGAAAATACAAGTTCTTCAAGTACTGGAGCATTACTATCAGTGGATTCTAATACTGCCAGGACTTTGGTGACATCTGGGTTATTAAGACAAATTCTTTCATCTTGAACACGAAGACCATAGTATGAATTATATGTTAATCCATCATTAATATTTCCATTTCCAGTAGTTCCGGACTTAGAAAATTTGGAACGATCAATGTTTACAACATGACTTCTATTAAATTGCTTAATTTTACTAGAAATACTATTCTTCAATAGTGTGACGTTTATAACATTATCAGTTCCATCATTCAGATTTCCTATAGAAATCTCTTGACTACCATGAGAGAATGTATCTGACGTAACTGTTCCAATTCCACCACCATTGTAGTGAACGGAATATCTTTCATCATCAAATGTTTCAAATATGGATGATGAAATTCCTGTTACATCAGTTGTTTGTACAGTTACTGTTCCACCACTAATGTTTGCTTCTGACCCAGTAATTTGTGCAGAAATTGATAATTGTGCCGATGATAAATCAACAAAAGAAATATCATCATCTTCTATCTTGGCATAAAGGCCAGAGGAACTATTATTTTTGATTTCTCCAACACCAAGTGAAACTCGATATGTTCCGGCAGATCCAACTTGGCCAGTGTAAACACCAACAACACCAGTATTAATTGGATCAAGATGTATTGTTGATGCAGATGGATGTGGTCCAACTACATTATAAACCTCATCAGATTCTCCAGAAACTTTATATCTGACAATATCTCCTTCCTTAATTCCAGTAAATATTCCTCCAGGAATTGTCAGATTATTTGAACCATCAAGTATAGCTTCTGTTACTCCATTAAATGGAATTTTTGTAAGAACTGAATTTGCAGAGAAATTTGGGAAACCAGCTTCAGACTGTGTTACAGATTTGATATCTCTAGAAGAATATACTACAATTGATTCAACACTAAGAGGAGTATCGATACCATCAATAAAAACTTGCTCTCCAGGTGAAAAGGATCCGGAAGTTTGACGTACTGTTATTGTATTTCCACTTGTTACTGCTGCAACTGAATGTCCATATGCACCACTATTCTTACCTTTAATAAAGGAAGATAAATTAATATTATCTGCAGATACGATAGTTCTATTTGTGGTCAATACCGTATATGTTTGGATATCATATAGATAAAGATCCCATTTTGTAGAATCTCCTGTGTATGAATCTCCAGTAAGATTAAATGTATATACCCTTGCATCCCCTATCTTAGTGCTGGAATCTCCATGGGTCCCGTTCAAAACTTTATGGAGTTCAACATCTGATTTAATTTTTGGCGCACCAGATACAGCATTGACTCTCAGCAGATTGCCCATTTCAAATGGTACTGCAGAATTTTCTATCTTTCTTGTATCTCTAGGTTTCTCTACATCAATAATAGTTGTACCTGGTTTATCGATTTTTTGGCCATAAACATATGCAATTCCTGGAGAAAGTTTTACTCCCATCAATTCATCCGAAGGAACAGATCCCTGATCGGTTAATTGACCTTCTCTAAAAAGTCCATTATTTCCAAGACCATTATTTAAAGATTCATTTAGAGATACATCAAAATCTCTTATAGAGTAATGACCAGACTCATCATAAGTTCTTTCAGCAATATAATCACCTAACCTATTGAGTTCAGTTTTTGTTTGAAGTTTCTTGATTTGACCATCAGTAAGTCTCAGTACTTCAATAAAGTCAGTATCTTCTGTATCTGTTAATTCTTTTTTGGTTAATGTTAGTGTGATTTTTAAACGATCTGCGCCTGGAGCTGCAAAATTTGAAAATCCTTTTGCATTATCGTATAGAGAAACATCATCTTTGGCGTTGACAATTTCTTCCGTTACTCTAAAACCTACTCTGTATGATGGAGTATTTGCATACTCATCCAATATTAAAGTCTGCTTATATACCTTTACAAAATATCCCCTAACAAAATATACACCTTCTCCAACAAATGCAGCTGATGCGATTGATGTTGCATTTAATGGAATGCATGACGCAAATTGGGTATTTGCAGAAATAGTGGTATTTCCATATACAATACTTTCAGTACATTGAAGACCTTCACCATCTCTAAAAGAAGTATCTTCAAAATTATTATCTGAATTTAAATATCTTACATAAATTGTAGGATCATCAAATGTTGGTTCAATATGCTGAACATATGCAGAAACACCAGATATGCTACCAACAATTGTTTTGCCAACTAATTTGTCGAGATATAGTGAAATATCAATATTGAAATTAGATGCATTTAGTTTTACTGAAGCAAACTGATTATCATAAGAAACATTTCCCGGAATCACCATTGTACCTTCTTTGAAGGTATAACTTCCAAAAGTCTCTACTTGATTTTGCAGTATAGACTGCAAAGTTGTCAATTCTCTAGCTTGAACAGGATATCCTGGTTTAAATAGGACTTTATAAAAGTTATTATCAATATTAAAATCGTCGTAATATGGATTGACGTTTAGATCTCTTTTTTGTGCCATTTGTTTTTAAAATTCCAGGATAATTTTAATGTCTTCTTTTTGTCTAATGTCTCTAGAAACTAAGGATCTGTTATCAATATAAACTACATCTCCTGTTCTTTTATTTATCTCTGGTAGAGAAACCCCAGAATTAAAAGTGACGCTCAAATCAATTCTTTTATTGTCCACATCAACGACACTCCCATTAAAACCAGTATCAATGGTTGTCGTTGAACTACTACCGCCACCACCATCGATAGTTACAGTATTTGCTCCTCCAAATTCGAAAAATTTGGCCTGCGTTGCAACTGCATTGTGATCTTCTTGATCATTAACACCTGGTTTAAAATATAAAGATCTGTCTCTAAAGTACTTTAAAACGCCAGTAGTGCTATCATAAGATGCTACATATCCTCTTGCTGTTCCATTAACACCATTTACAGTTACGGGTTGCGTTATTGAGTCTCCTGGAGAAGGAGATCCAGTATATCCACTAGTCAATTTAAGAGCATGTAGTCCAGAAAATGTTGGGTTTGACCAATATTCTTCTGTATATCCACTGTTTGCGGAATATGTTTCTGGATCTTTTATAATTGCTATTTGTGCAAATTTAGTATCAAGTGGAAAATCTTTCGTCGAATCATCAAAACGTGCATAAATTAAAACTCTATCTGCAGAAAGTTCCTTGTAAATATCATATCCATGCCCTCTCGATGGAGGTATAATTGGGATTAACTTTGCCGGATCTAATATTGTACCACTCCTCTTCAAATCCACAATTCCATAGGTATATCCATAACCACCATCAACTATACTAGCACCCGTTATTTTTGTATTTGTCGTTGTTATTTGTACTTTAGCTCCTTGACCATCTCCTAGAATGTCATATAATCCATCAGAATATCCAGATCCACCATCTTCAATATATACTGTTCTAATTTGATTGGGATTAGTTGATGAATTATTACCATAATTTCTTACACTCGCATAATCACTATTTGTTTTCCAATCATTGGGGAGAACAATATATTCAGTAGAATCAAATTTTAAAATATCACTAGGAGAGATTGAAAAGAGATATTTCCACTTGTATCCATCTCCACTAGACCCAGTAATTAATTCATTCCCTCTACCAATGGGTTCATCTTGAGATTTTTCTCCACCAGGTTTTGTACCCGAAGATCCATTTTCAATACAAATATAAACATCATAATTACTATTCATCACATAGTAATTAGAATCTCTAAGTGTTGGACTATTGGTAATTTGAGAAGGACTTGATATACTATAATCATGTCTATACATATCATAGTTTGTATTTGACTTCCAAGTGATTTTTCTAATCACTCTTCTAGCATCAGTGGTTGACACCCTTTTTCCAAAAAGAATACTATCCCTATAATGAGACAAATACTGCAGATTATCTGTCGGATTTGGTGTATTAGCATCCCACCCATTTACTCTGCCGAATTTTGTGGTTGCAGAGTCGGGATTAGCCAACCCTAAGACAACATAATAGTTGCTAGAAGAAACACTATTTACAAAATTATCAGCATTCGATATTCTAAACTGATCTGTTATGACAGCGGCCATATTAACTAAGACTTTCTAGATATTTATACGTCAATAGCACCAGTTGCTCTAATTCCCAAACTTCTTCTTTGAATAATTGGGAATGTAGCCAATCCTACAGTATCGCCAAGATCATATCCTGAAATATCAATTGAGATTGGATTAGAACTTCTTGTAATTGATGGAACACCAATAATTCTTCCGTAAGACATATATCCAACAGGATTATTTACAGTTCCTGTAGTATCAATTCCACTCTCTGAAGCAGAAATACTACACTTGACAGTAACTTCTTGATGAATTGAATCATATGTACCTATATTATGAATTTCGTAAATATTATCAATACAAGTACTTCCTACTGATATAGTATTTGGAGTTCCAGCATCATCTACAGAAGTTGTTATGTCCCCAACAGTGGTATTGGAAACATATACAGGTATACCGGTCACCAATCCATCATATTCATCCTGTGAACATTTTATTCTGAAATCAATAGCGGGCTGAGCATTATAATTGGAACTTGCGATTTCCAAAATTTCATTTGTAAATCCAACGGCCGATGTAATTCCACTAATAATTTCATATTCTGGACTTGGGTCCGAAGTTTCATTTGCATAAGTATTGTCTACTGGTTTTGATACAATAATCGCAGAACATTGATTTCCTGCAAGATCATCATTGAATAATCTTGCATCATCAACATAAATTTCAGTACTTCCAGTACCAATGCTACGAATAATATGTGCAGTTGGATATATCTGAGGTTCTATAGTTTCTCTAGACTTATAGACAATTTCTCCATTAACCTTGGAATCAGATTTTTGTTTTGTCCACACAACACCTTTGAATGTGTCATCCTCAGTATCTTCTTCAATACCCACTCCATTATACAGATTTGTTTCAACCTTATCGGAAAAACTAATATCATAGATTACTCTACTATCTTGATCAACAGAATTAGTATCTGATGGATTCTTAAGAAGTTTTACACTATCTCCACGTTTTAGAGTATTAAATATTTCCTCTTGATTAGTATCGGATGAGGAAACTCCTCTATAGAAATAGATCGCAACATTATCTTCGGGTTTTGGTGCATCAGTAAAGATGAAAGAAGTTCCTCCCGCAAACTGATAAGATTCTCCTGGTTTTTGAAGAATTCCATTGATAAAAATTAAGAAACTATTTTGTAAAATTAATTGGGAATCTGCTTGACGTTCAAAACTAAGTCTTTCTCCATTATAGAATAATGGGAATCTTCTTCTAGTTCCATTCTGATAATCTTTTATGGAATCAATATAATCCATTTCTCCAAACTCCCAAGATGCAAAAGAGTCTGTATATGTTCTTACAATAGAAATTTCAAATTCATTATCTGGAGATGATAGTCCAAATCCAGTTACTAAACCAACCGGGCGTACAATATCTCCAGGTTTATAGTCATAACCCTTCGAATTGATTTCAAAATTAGATACATGGAATAGTGTCGTTCCTGCACCAGCTGGTCCAACTTCTAAATTAACTGTCATTCCAGATCCCAACCCAGCTAAAGCATTTGAATCTACATCTCTTCTGAATACCAATTCTACGGGAAGATTTTGATATGATGGTGGTTCTATAATAGCAACTGGATTTGAATAATTGTTGCCACCAGTAATTGAGATATTTCCAATACCTCCACCAGAAGTTAGGGAAGTAATAGTCAATTGACCACCAGAACCAGGCCCATCAGCATCTTCAATCCTTGCAGTCGGAATATTATAGTATCCGGATCCAGGTTCTACAACATCGAAGGCATCAATAACTCCAGTATTTGGATCAGTTACACTCAATTCAATAACTGCTGGTACCAATGGAGCAAATCCCAGGCCTGATGTAGATCCGAATGAAACTGGAATTCCACCTCTTGGAAGACTATTTGCATTAACATCAGATTCATTAATAGAATTGATTCCACTAAATGTTATTGTAGTAATTCCTGGTAATGGAGAAGTTTCTTCCGTTATAACATAATTTCCTGTAGGATTATTCTGAGTAGATGGGTCTTGGAATATACTATTTACAAATACTAATCCTTGACCACCATCTGTTCCCAACCCTGATGTATTCAGACCACTTCTAGTCAGCGTGAATGTTTTTCCAATGCCAGTAAAATCCTCAGAAATTGAATCGTATATTTTATTTGAAGTATAATTGGATTTCAAGAATACTCTTCCATCGAAAGATGATGTTGGGAAATTAAGATATCCATCTGTTCTTTCGATGGAACTATTGCCTCTTGGAGGATCAGTAAAGTGAATTTTCTCCCCTACGATGTTATAAGAACCCTTATAAATGTAAACAATATCTCCAGATGAATGAGTTTCTGTTGATGTTCCAATATATGATCTATCTACTTGAACTAATGCAGTAGTTCCAATACCCGTAATAGGGCCACCCGAAGATTCTCCATAACCTACGTCAATAACATTCATATATTCATCACCAACTTTTAAAATATCTCTATTTTGAACAGAAGAAATTCCACTAAGAGCAAAAATAGTATCTGCAATAGAAACATTATTAGTGAGTTGATGTGATATTCTTGTATATACTGGTGGGTACTGAACTAATCCATCAATTGTAATCAGTACTTTTTCATTTTTCTTAGCCATTTCAAATCCATGAATATCACCAACACCATATCCATCCGATTGATGGAAAGTGATTCCAACCCCTGCTATTGCATTTGATTCAGTAAGTGCAAGTTTAAATTTATCTTCATTTACTTTTATAGCATAAACTGTAGAACTCAAAGTGGTTCCATCAGAAACTTTCATATCCACTGCATTTGCACCAAGATTTGATCCTGAGGTGTATATCAATTCTTCACCAGATCTAAACCGATGTGATCCAATAGTAAATATTCCTGTAGTCTTATCTAATACCGATGATGGATTAAATATCTTCTTAAAGATAAGTTCTCCATCATGGGTAAGATTAAATTCAGTTTTATTAAATCTACCCCCATTTGGCGAATCATAGAATTTATTTTCCACACTTTCGACCAAAGAATCAATCACCAAATCTTGAGTATCGATTCCATTTATATCAGAGTAGAAAATTTGATGGAAACCTTTGACAGAATATGAATCAGTACTTTCAGGATGGAATTTGAGAATTAAATTAGTTGGTCCTAAAGTTACGCTAAAGGTACCCAATCCAGTAAATCCACTATTAAGTTCATCATCCAAATCATCAATATCAGCCATCATGATGGGAGTTTGCTGAATATATGCATTATTGGTGTCGTGTACCATCATGATTTGATGGAGAGATCTCTTATTTCCCTGCTCAACAACTACATATGATTTTAGTGCATTGAATGTGCCATTATTCTTGGTTAATATGTTCTTAAAAGAATCTGTTGATGGTGCCTGATAAGAAGTTTCATAAAGAGCACTTCTTTCATTTCCATCCAATTGATCAGAATTGACTTTAAATCTGTGTATGGACGTAGAGGTTCCTGTACCAAATTCCAATGTTTTGGTCTTAATGGACAGATTTCTAGATTCGGTGTTATTAATATCTAATGATAATGTTCCAGAATCATAATTTCCACTTATAGTTGCTAGTTCAACTTGGGAGTAAGATCCAGTAGTAGTATCAGTATCCATATAATAATCGGAAATAAATGCTGTATTTCCGATTCCAGTTGCATAAACTTCAATATAATTTTTCTCATCAGTGTCTTCATCAATAACTTGAACCATGGTAAATAATGATTCACAGTTTTCTGAAGATACAATAGTTGTAGATGCAGAAGAAACATTTGAAGTTACAAATCCAACAATGTTTGTATGACCAACATTAAATGTGGCAATTCCAGAAAATGAAGGTAAGAACTTACTAGTAATCAATTTAATATCATAATTAGTATTATATGGGTCAGTTGGCCTAAATCTCAGGAAAGATTCTCCCAAAACGTTTTTCTCAATTTCAAATGTTCCAAAACGTTCTGATCCACTATGATAGTCTAAAGTGGATGCATTACTGATATTTCCTTTTTCCAAGATAACTTTATCATCATTTTGTCTGAGAATGTTCATCTCAGTCATTTGAATTTGTTGACCATCACCATCTTTAATGACAATAAGTAAATTGTCAAAATAATTTAGATCATCAAGTTTATATAAAGAAGAATATTCATTTACCTGTGATTCCACATTAGAGAACTTGTCAGACAAATCATCAATATCAAGCACCTCATTGCCAACACACTGAATATATGATGAAAGCTTCAGATTCTTAAATTTCAAAAACTTGGATGATTCGGTTCCATTAGTTTCAATATCTTTTGCATAATCAACATTGTAAATAGAATCAACCCTTAAGTCATTAATCAAATTCATCGTCAACGATGATTCATCTACCGATCTAAGAGATAATCCAGCACCAACTTGAGCGGAAATAACCTCAGTGTCTGCAAAGTTCTTTAAACCACTAATATGAACAATATTATTAATAGGAGATTCTATGTCTTTATATTCTATAGGACTCTTAACAGAATATGATAAATTCTGATAATAATCATTATCGGGCAAATATTGTCCACTATTATTGAGTTCTCCAGTATTGTCCGACCACCCTCTGTCAACCAATCTGGAAGAAGAAACATTTATACGGGAGAAGTTAGTATCAACTTTATAAACTGATGCAACAGATCCAGAGCTAGATCCAACCAAGATATCACCAACATTTGGGTTATATTGTCCAGTAATTCTCAAGATATTTTCATTTGAAGAAACCACAAATGCGTCCAGATCATCTGTAGATGATTGGAGGTTGAGTTTTTCTCCAACATTGAATTCTGTCTTCTCAACAGAAATATCAAATTCTGGATAATCATCTTTTAGAATAATTGTGCCAAAAGAATCTTGAATTGTATTTGCAATACCAGTGTTCGTAGAAATATTATCCGTTTCAAGATCTATTGTTACAGTATCACCAAAAACACTTCCTGCAATTTGGTAGTTTGAAACTTTGAAGAATTTAAAACCATAATCTTCAGAATTAAATCCAGAACCTGCTGTTCCTACTTTTGTAATTCCTTCAATAAAGACTTCTTGGCCAATGGCAAATGGATTTGTAGAAAATCCATTCAGTGGTGTTGTAATTATGCATGTAAATATTCCTGTCGAATTTGAATCAACTCTAACAATACTTATTCCATTCGTATTATTAGTTGCGAATAGTTTTGCTCCTTCATCTGGAACTCCATTTGGATTTTGGAGAACATTTACTTCAGAAATTGAATTGCCGCCCAGTTTTGCTTCCAATAATCCATCATTGATTTTTAATCCAGTGCTTGTATCTACAATAACAATGTTTGGAATTTCAACATATCCCCTTCCGCCATTTGTAACAGAAACAATACCGACCGTATTATTATCAATTAAAGTAAGTGACTGTACTGATTTTCCTGTTGGAGATAATGTCTCATCAGAAGGATACTCATTCTGACTAAGAATGAATTCATATTCTTTAACATTACCTATGACATCTGATTTTGGAATGACAGATAATCCACTACCATTAGATGTTATAGTATCTACGTATGCAGGTAAAGATTTATACCCGATACCACCTGAAGTCAGTTTTACTTTGTGTACAGGACCCGATGCATTTTTATTAGTAGTTCTATATTCTAAAGTATTGCATTGATCCTTTAGATATGAATTTCTTTCAGGCCTTCTATTGAGAGAGAATGTAAAAGTTGTTGATCCAATGCTAGATATGGAATAATTTTTGTTATATTCACTAGATTCAAATACTATTTGTGAATTATTTTTAGATTCCTTATCCGCTGTGCTTATTTGGCCACCATTCTCCAAATTATAGAAAATTACTGGTGGAAGATCCTTATCAAATTTTATTGTCTTTGTATTTGATGTTGAGGAGATTATATGTGTATTTGTAGTTCCCGTAGATACAAACTCTCTATTAAATTCGGAATCGTAGAAAAACTTTAACTCATAGTTGCCCAGAGATGATGTATCAAATACAATATCATTACTATTGATAACTTTAATCTGTGGATTAATTAATAATAATTTGTGACCAGATCCATCATTCGTAATATTTACTTTATTCGTATCAATATTAGATAATCCATTGATTGATTCGCAAAGAATTATTTTATTAGAATCTTGAACATATATGAAATAAGATTCACCATCAGTTAATCCAGTAGCTGCTGATGTAGCTTTGTAGAGTACTCTATCTCCGGTTGTATATCCATGAGAATTAATTGTTATGGTATCATTGTCATTATTAATATCGCCAGGTGCAAATTCCAATGGGTTGATGGTCAACAATCCAGTCTGAGAATCTCTTTCAACTTTAATTGATGTTGATGTTCCAATACCAACAGAAAGATTTGAATCGACAAAAATTTCCACAGAATCTCCTTCACTCAAATTATGATCTTCTTCTGTAGTAACTGTAGTTGTTATTTTTTCGACCAAGCATTTCTTTTGATTGAACTTAGTTTCGAACAAATATTCATCAGAATCTAAACCAGAAGTATGGAAAAATACCTGATCACCCGAAATTGTTGTCTTAATACCAATATGATTTGAATTAATGTTAATTACATATACAGTATTGGGCATATCATAAGAATTTGTTCCATCTGTAGAAACAGAAACTCCAGTACCAACATAATTAAGTTCTTGATTAGTCCTGAATGGATGATTTCTTAAATATATTGATTGTGTTGGGATAGAAAGCGATACATTACGTGATGCATAATCAAACGTAGTTTGATATTGTTCTCCGGGAATAGTTCCAATTCCAATAGATTCTGTTGGATTAAAATATACTTGTTGATTCTGAGTGGAGTCAATAATATTCTTTACATTAGCTTTAATAGTAAATGAATCATTTACAAATGATATTGTACTACCTATAGAAATCTCTGGAGTAGTAGACCTGCCTACTCTCAAAATATTTTCTGGTCTTGCAATATCTAATAATGTATAATAATCTGTACCAATAAGAACACTACTGCCAACACTTACATTTTCTGGTATAGATGACACATATAATTCTGTAGTTCCAATTCCGGCAGCTATAGAAGATAATGCAACAGAATTTGGGGTAGTATCAATAGAAATTTTCCCAACTACAGAATCCTGTCCAAAAACTGTACTTAGTCCAGATAAAATTACATTGTCTCCTGATCTCAAACTTAAAATATTATTTGGATAAATTCTAAGATTTGATGAATTTTCTTTGACAATTAGACTATCAACATATGAATTTACTACTGTTTCCATTTTAGAAACAGTTTCTCCTTTAATAACTTCTACAGAAGCACTAATACCACCACCAGATGTATCCTCATTATCAAATCGAAGAAGATCTCCAACTTTATAATTGTCACCATTATTAATAATTTCAAAAGATTTAACAGATCCACTAGTTACTGAAGAAACTTTTATGCCATCATTATTATAATCACCAATTTTTGTTAGGAAATCATAGCTCCCTTCTCTCGAAAATACTTTATATGGGAAACTATTTCTCAAAAGTTTATTTGATGCAAGATCATATGATTGATTCAATAATCTATTCTCAGAAATGAACTTGGATTCATAAGTATTTCCAATAAAATATGGGAATATTGGATCTCCAGATGTTGATACTAAAGCAAAATATGCATATACTCCATTTGGAAATTCTGGTGTTTTTGTAAATCTACCATTATTTTTATCTAAAGTGCCATTTTGTGGTTGATACTCAAAATCTTCAAAGAAGAATCCAGATTCAAATCCAGAAGGTCTATCAATAATGTTACTACTTTGATTTACATAACCAGAAGACATTAATACTTTATCAGAAGTTGAATCCATTGGATCAACAAAACCATATGGCCCATAAATTGGATTCCCATCATATGCCCATCCAATAATTGGAGAATGTTTTGGATTTGGATCAACTGTAGAACTTTCACCAAAAGAATCTCTTATTTTTTGATTATAACCTAAAACTTTGTACTGTAGTCCATTATCAGTATCAGCAAATATTTCATTCCCAAATCTCAAATTATTATTTACTGTTAGTTCTCTTATAGAAGATTCGAGGACAACATTTTCTCCTGAAGCCTCTACTTTTATAGTAGTATTAAATGGGTCATATCCAATACCACCATTAATAACTTTTGCTCCGGTTATGATTCCATTAGAAACAATGGCTCTAAGTTTAGCTCCAGATCCACTTCCAGTAGAATCTACTGCACTTAATTTTGGAGTTGAGAAATATTCTTCTCCACCAAATCCAATATTGATTGATTTTATTATACCATTAGTAATATTTGCAGATAATTCAGCATTTTTTCCATTTTTTATCGCTATTGTGGGAGTTTTCTTCAAATTTAATATTGAAGATCCATACGAAGTTCCATTTTCGTAAATATAACAATCAATAATGCTTCCACTTACCTCCGGAGTAACGATAAGGTTGCCTTGACCATTAGGAGATTCGTATGATACATTTACTTGAATGTCTGGATATTTGAAATATTGGTATCCAGACCCAATAGACGTAAAACTAACATATTTTGACAATTCAAAATCTGTAGTATCCGTTCCCCCAACTCCAGCATTAGATAATCTAAAATAGTCCTTCGAATCAGCAGTCACATAATATTGATTAGTGGTATTTAATCCAGTAATTCCTGCAGTTTCATATGAATACTCAATAAGTTCTCCAGTTTTAAATCCATGATTTTCAAATGCAATAGTATTTTCCGTTAAAGATACATTTGATGGTTTTATTATCAACCTTCTATTAGTATAATTTTCTCCCCCAGATATTACTACAATATCACTTATATTTCTTTTGAATTCTGCAGTTTTAAAATACTGAGTTCCTACAGATGCACTTGTAATATCGACCGTTCCAATACCAGAAATTGCTTCTGACGAAGAAAAATGAAGAGTAATTGAATTATTGTTAACATACCTCGCAAAATAATTTCCATTACTTGCCAATGTTGTAGATCCAGTACTAATCAAATTATTTGATTGGGGTTGATAAATTATTTCTTCCCCGGTAGTTAAATTGTGAGGTTCATCAAAAGTTACTACATTAGTAGTAATATTAATTCCTCCACCTGCAGTAGAGTCTTCAGAACTGAAAGATAATTCTCTGTGCCTATTTGCAAGTACTGCTTCAAAAGATGCCCCTTGCCCATTTCCCCCCGATACGGATATTGAGCTAACGGAATCAATATCAAAATCTTGAGGGTCTACAAAAACGTCTGTAAAAGAACCTGAAATAACAGGTTGTACTTTACAAGTTGTTCCTGCACTAGCACTTACCTCCAATTGTGGTGGATTTATTACGTCAAAATCATTTGTACTACTTAAAACTTCAATACTTTCTATTGGTCCAAAGTAAATCTTATCGTTCGACTTATAGTTTGAAATTTCAACACCATTGATCAAAATTCCTGTCGATTCATTAGCATAAGTAGAATCTTTTTCTCTACTATCAATACTTCTTTGTAAGTTATTTTTGAGTGGAAATTTTCTTAAAATATTTGTTGGTGATATCTTTCTCGATCTCTGACTGTATAAAGTGAAATCGTGCGATCCAAAATCTTGGGTATTTGGAGTAAATATCAAATAATTTGAAGAACCAATAGTTTGTCTAGAAGAATAGAGTTTAATAGTTTTCTTTAAAGAATCTATTACTTCAACATAATAAGAGCCTGTTGATAGTCCAACTAATCCCGAACCACTATACTCATAATAAACTTCATCACCTGTTATAAATTCCGAAGGAGTTGCAAATTTTATAACATTATACGTTCCCCTTTGAATAACACCATCTGTACCAATTCCAGATATGCTAACTATGTTTTTAGATACCAATTCTTTATCGATATTATAACGATAAGTAAATGTAGTATTCGCTATCTCTCCAGAAGGTAAAGAATTTGATGCAACATATGCATATTCATCATCACCATCAACATAGAGATTTTGAATATCTGATAAAATATTCGTATATTCTAATGGTACTGTATTACTAATTGGATGATTTAACTTTCTTCTTAGTTTATACTCATCGAAGTTGCCAGTTTGAAAAGATCCAGAAAGGGTTGGTCTTTTATTATCAAAACTTATACTTTGAATATAAACATCATCGGAAGTAATAGCTAAAACTTCCGACCCAATTCCAGATCTTTCTACTAATTCTACTCTATCCCCTACTTTGAAACTAGACCTATCAATCGTTCCCGACAAAGTATAGTTTGATAATATTTCTACATCATTAGAACTTGCACTGTTGTATATCCAAGAATTTGCAAATAAATTTTTATAATTGGTTTTATCAATTGAAATATTATCACCAATACCTTTAATAGTAACTCTATCTCCAACACTGCTTAAACTTTTAATTTCGGAAGTTTCTACATCTGATGTTACATTAGATACTCTAAGAAGAACTTTTGTTTCTTCAGATATTACTCCATTTTCATATCCAAAATATGTATTTGAAGAAACAACTAGATTTGTTTTTTTACTAAACTTTGTGATGTCAGAGGAATCAACAAAAAATTGATTTAAGTTCTTACTAGTGTAAGAAACTTGCATGGTTCCATTTGAATCATCCGGGTCAATAATAGAAATTACTCCAGACTCTGGAAATCCAACTGTAGAATCAACGGTAATTAATGAGTCCCCAACATTAATACTTTCTATAATTTTTGTCGAAGATGTTGGCTCAAACGTTCCATTAATAGGATTGTCATTGCCATATCCAGTAAATAATGATAATCTATAATATTTTTTGCCTTGAATAGAAATTATTTCAATATCCGAAATTGAAGCATTTGTTTCCAAGTCTGATGACTTGTAAATTGTTTCTCCTTTTAATTTGAGTGGATTTTTTTGGTTAAGACACTCTGCTAAAGTTACTTCATTCCTATTAAATTTTGCATAAGATGGCTTTATCAGAAGATTTTCAAGATTAACTATAGTTGGGTCAATACCAAAAAGAACATTAAACAAAATTCTATAGGATTCTTCTGTACCTTTAGACTGATATAAAGACTTTGAATACTTTAAAAATGTTCCTACATTAACTTCTTTGGAGAAACTAACTCCTTGAAGTCCTGGAGCAATTGAATATTTTACCTTATTATAAAATTCTTTTAAGAACAATGAACTGAGATTTTCAATTTTTGTTCCTGAAGGATGTGATGATGCATTGGAAGATAAGAATACCAGTTCCTCTGGATTATCTTGGTCATGTAATTCAGAAACACCACTAAATCCGCGAATACATCCAGTAAAAGATGTTGCGGTTAATCCAGTATATGTGACTATCTCTTCACCAATTTTGATTAGGCCATATTTTTTAGGAAAACCTTTCGTATTTGAAACGAAAATATTTGTATCTGTGTCACTTATTTGTGCTGAGAGAGAAGATTCATCAACAATTACTTCAGAAACAAGATTATCTAGATCTAGATACTGATCTAGATTTTCTACAATATCAACAGAAGCACCTTGATTTTCTTGTGAAATATAATACTGCTTCAAAAACTCCGCAGTTTTTGGACTTTCATCCAAAATAAATTCAGGAAGTTGATTTTCAATAACTTCCTGAATCTGAACTCTTTGTTCAAAGCCTGTCTGTATCATTCTACTCTCTTATAAGTTTTCCGTTTGAATAACTTGATGTATAATAATTTTTGATAAATTTGGTTCCGGAAATTTCATCTCCGGAAGACATTACATCTCTAAGCATATTTATTGTGCTTTTATTAACACTAAACATCAAATAGAGATCCTTCAATCCGATAACATCATTGGACTCTGGGAAAGCCTGCACTTCAATAATATTATTCTCTTTAACAGTACTAGTAATATTGACAGTACCTAGATTTATTTCACCTTTTAAGTAATCTATGGTTCCCGCAGATGTCACAACAACCTTAGCAGTATCAGATCCAGTTGGTTTTACTATTGATAACGTGCCAGTTTTTTTATCTGCATTTGGGACATCAGTCAGATAAACCACATCACTTTCTCCGGAAATATAGAATCCGGTAGATTTAATATTATATCCATTTGCTTTAACATGGAATTGGTTACCAAAGCACAATTCATACTGTGCAAATTGATTGATTGCTGCTTTTAAATCCCTACGTATAATAACTTTAGTAATATTTGATGTGATAGAATTGTCTACCTTATCAATATTATGAAGAATCTTACTGTATCTAAATCTTCCACCAAACTTATTGATATCAATAGATTGTGAATACTTTTCAAGAGAATTCACTACTCTTGTTCTTAAAGTATCAATATCACTTGTCTGCGAATAATCATAATATATTGAAGAATCAATCTCAACATATAGTATTTTGACATCAACAATTTTCTGATTGATACCAGATACAGAGTATTGCTTCAGTTTCGAAAGAATTAATTCTTTATTAAAATCAGAAACATATGTTCCATTTTTTGGTTTAATACTAATACTTACCGTACCAAACTCTGGAGGATCGAGTTCTTCACCACCAATTACTGTAACAGTTTCAGTATCAGGATAGATTCTTTTTATAATTGCCTCATAATCCCTAGCCGTAACCGCTCTGTACTGCGATGAATATAGTTGAGGAGCATAATACTTAATTGATTCAATAGACTCAATCTCAGCGCCATTCTGCGATTTTTGATCAAGTGCAACTGAAGTAGTTGTTGCTACAAATAAATCACCACTCTTTAAAGTTCCAGTAAAGGAAAATGATCTTGCGCCATTTCCTTCTGGCCCGTCTGTTACAATATATTTTGCACGAATGACTGTACCGTCATCATTAAACGTCGTTCCTAATTTCTTTCCAAAAAATCCATCACCAAATATGATTTGGTATCTTTCATCCTGAATTTCTTGGATGAAATAAATTCTGGAATTTTTATCTACATTTAGAATATTACTGACCTGACTATACTCGATTCCAGTTCCAGAAGATCCTTCCTTATTGACATAGACAGAAAGTGTGGACGTATCTATGAAAGAATTATCTAAAATAAACTTTTGGTTCAGTGAGGAATCATATCTAAATTCTTGATTAATTAATGTTCCTTGATATATGTCAATCTCTTCAAATACTGCTTGACCATTCGTCACAGAAGTTTCTATATCATTCAGAATGGAAAAGACATATGAACTATCATTTATGACACCTACACATACGTTTCCTGCCTTCAGAGTAACCGATGTGATGTCTGGGTTATCAATTGCTGCCGTGATCGTTACTGTTGCCTTGGCCGCCGATCTGGAGCGAGGTAGATAACCAATATTTTTTGCGAGTGAGACTACATTCTCTCTTAGTGTGGCCGATTCCAAAAAGGATTCGTTCACAATCATGTTTGAATTGAATGCTGTTATATAAGTGTTATATGCCAGCGTATCAATTAAAACTGAAAAATTAGACCCCTCAAAGTCAAATCCCGTGAAATTAGAATTTGCACGAAGATAATCTTTGATAGAGGTCTTTATTTGATCAAAGTCTAGATTTGTATACTTAGTGAAAGGCATTTTATCTTGTTGCCTCTAATAGGAAGTTATATTGTTGAGTTGGAAACTCTTGGCCTACAATGTCATAGATCACATTTACATCAAATGCATTCAAATCCGGGTATGGATTGACAGTGACCTGAACATTTTCAATTCTCGGTTCAAAATTATCAAGTGCAACAAGAATTTGATCTTGAACTACACTCGCCGTACCAAAATCAACTAATTCAAAGAGCAAATTTCGTACATCAGAACCAAAAATTGAATTGAAGAACTTTTCGGAGGGTATGGTTTCTACAATATTTCTTACAGAACGACGAATTGCATTCTCATTCTTAATAATAGGTAGATCGCCAGTAATTGGATGGGGTTCAAATGACAAACTTATGTCTTTAAACGCCCTTGATACCCTCTGAATTGCCATCGGACAGGAGTTTTTATTTATTTATACCCCCTATTTGACTTATTCGTGCCATCTCTCTACAAAATCATCAAATCCATTAGATCCACCACAGGGACGTTCTAGACGATCGTCTGGAATTGGGTAGAGTTCTTCATTTTCTTTGATTTTTCTGCGCTTAGATGCCAAATTTAGATACTTATCACTCTCAACTTCCGTAATAAGGGTCATTCCACTCTCTATGAAAAGGTCTCCTTTATCAACCTGATGGTGATTTCCCATTTTTAGCTCCTGATTAGTAAAATCAGAACTTTTTGAGGGGTTACTATCCCTGAGTTGCTATTTATTTGGTTCTCCAAAGCGATGAGAGTACTGATCATCAATATCGGCCATCAATTCTTCGGATGTTTTCCAGAAATATTCATCAGTATCACCCAATCTACCCCACTTAATACCATTTTCAACCTGATAGTACTCAGTCGAAACCTTAAAATCAGGAATCTTTGGCTCTTCAGGTGTCAAACTAACGTCATAGATGCGACATCTGTTGTTTGGATACAGTGCAAATTGTCCATTATCAAGTTCAAGTAGGTTAAATGACTTGTGTTCTTCTGGTATTTCACTGGTTGAGTAGTCAATGATGTCACAATCGGCATGATAATTGTCTAGTGTACAAATATAACTACCAGTCATGGTACCAAAATGACGTGTACGAACCTCCCAACTCATAGAAGCAGTAAATTGCTTACAAATATTAATCACACCATAGTCCATACAGTTCCAAAACTGTAGGTTTGGTAGATCCATATCTGGATCAGGAGTCTCAGGAGATGATACAAAGGCACTGATAGGTAGTTTATCAAACATTGCCCCATATTCGGGTAGATAGGTCTCAAAATAGAAAGCACGTCCAGGAATCGATTTTGCCGATACCCAAACGCCCTCTACAAATTCGCCGTGACCATCCTTTAAATCGCGTAAGTACTCTTTGCGTACCCATACTTTTTGTGCGGGTAGATTAACGACTAATTGACTCATCCTCTTCCTTGTCCCCGATAACGCTTACGAGCCGAGTTACGAGAACTTGGGGCATATTTCGTGTGCTTTCCTTGCCCTTGACGAGTCTTCTTTGGCCTTGCTTCAACATAGCAACCGCCTTTCATAAATCCGCCTTTTGCCATAATTATGCTCCTAATGATGTTTTAGTTTCGAGATCTTCCGGACGAGGAGCCCCGGTCTGATAGTATTCAATCGAGAGGTCCTCCATTCTCTCGAAGTACTCTGTCTCTGTAAGGTTCTTGTATAAGACCTTCCCCTTACAGAGGATCGTGTACTGTTCTTTCATATTATATCACACGAGTCTTTTCGTGTCCCACACGTACCCGAGGATCGCACCAGATCTCAAAACCTGCTTCGAGTGCATCGAGACAGAAAGAAACGTCCTCACCGCACATGTCTTGCACTTCTCCGGATTCGAAAACCTGCATCTTCGGTGCAAACCATGGATACTTCATTTTCTCGTGCTCGAAGACTCCGTTCTTGATCAGAATCCATCCGAATCCGGCATAGTCTACCGTGAAGGGTTTGCGACGTTTGGAGATACTCTCAAGTGTTTCGTGGTTCATCACACCACCATTGTTACGGAAGTCATCCTCCTCCATCCAATGAGCTACTGATGTGGTACGACCATCTTCTGTACAATACCACCCACTCGCAATATCTTTGTCCATCAGAACCAGTTGCAGAAGTTTCTCAGTATTAAAAACAATATCACTGTCAATCCATAACTGATAATCATATTCCAACTTGCCATCCCAGGGAATTTGATCCGGTCCACGCAGTACATTTGCTCCAAGACACTTGCACCTTGCAAAGTTTACCATGGAACTATAATCTTGTGAGATCTGGATGCTTGCACCCATCTGCACCAAATCAAAACAAAGTTGTACAAAATTTTTCAGATATGTGTACGATACTCCGCGTCCTGGAAGGCAAAAGACGATGCTCTTGCCCTTTAGCATTTCCTTTGCCTTATCGTAGTCCCATTCCGGTTCTTTCGGCGCACCCTTACCCGGTGCTGCAGCTTTTACTGTAAATCCTTTAGTCATAATAGAAGTCAGGTACTTTCGAATCATACTTCACTATGTATACCTTGTCAAGATCACGTAATGTCGGTTATTACGATATAATCATTCTCGACTTCGATGTTTACTTCTACTCCCTCGTACCAGCCCTTCTCATCACAGATCCACTCAGGGATTATTACATAGTGCTCCCCTGATACTGGATCAATCTCTATGGTCGTAAAATTTCTACGCGGATTTTTTTGCATTTCCTTTAAACCTTGGCTTGCTTTTATATAGCGAAAAAAAATTTTTGAGACCCTCGAAATTTAGCTGGGTTTCGTAACACTTTGTAGACTAGGGAAGTTAGGCGTTTTTAAACCACGCGCCGCTAACACCGAAGGGGGCCAAACGCCCCCAACTGCTGTTAACGAACGAATGCTAGCTATCAGACTGTTGCATACTTAGGGTTGTTGAAGTTAGCAACACTGAAGGACCGAC